GTGTAGGCCCGACCGCCGCTAAATTATTGGGGATGGGTGCTGAGGGTGCTACGTGGGGTGCTGGAACCGCGTTGGGGGAAAAAGCGTTTGGTACGAAGAGCGCAAAAGATGAGCCGGGTATTGGGGAATCAGCGGCTATTGGCGGTATTGGTGGCGCTGGTTTGGGTGCCGCTAGTAAAGTAGCGGGTAAAGCTTATGAATCGTTTATGCCAACCGCTTTGAAGCCATCCACGCTATATGAAAATTACGCTCCTGACTTTGTAAAAAAAATGTTTGGGGAAGGTAATGCGACCATGAACCAAATTGGGGGCATGATCGCTAAAGGCGAAGGGTCAATGAGTTTGCCTGATTTTCTGGCGGCACAGGAAGAAGGAAAGCCTGTCACTCTTTTCCATTTAGTTGGGCCTGAAGATCAAAAAAAATTAATGGAAATTTTTAAGGGTCGTCCCGAAGCCGCCAAAATTATTCAAGACAAGCTTGCGACGTGGTCTAGTGACGCAAAGACTGACATGGAGGATTTCGCACGAAATCTTTTGGGTTCGCATGAATCGCCTGCGGATATGAAAGAAACCGCACAAGCTTTATCGGATTCAATAACAGATCAACGGTATGATGCTATTCGAACTCCGGGCGTAAAAGCTGATTCCGGGGCTACGCCGTGGAAACCTGAATGGAATAAATGGTTAAATTCAGAAACCTTCAATAAAGCAATTGATAATGTTATTGAAAATTTAAGGGAAACCACAGGCATACGCACGGGCGACCGCAATAATTACGTAGCGCCTTTTGAAAAAATTGAAACGACAGACACGGATAGAGCGCGGGCTTTTGCGGATAGTTTTTTTAAAGGTAAAGGGGTTGAAACGCCCGAATCCATCAACATGCTTGGCGATCAAGGGAAACCTAAAAGTTATTATCAATTAGTCAATCCAGACGCTCTTGATTTTCATTTTGTGGATCTTTTGCAGCGCGAATTGAATTCTATGAGCAGCCCCAAACTTAAAGCGCAAAATGCGCCTAAAGGCAGCGTTGCCTCTGAAGTTATGAATTCTCGCCAGCAAATGATGGACGCGTTTACTGACCCCGACAGCAACCTTTATAACAGCACATACGCGCAAGCGCTAAACGCGCATGCGGATGCTCAAAAATTGGGTAACGTATTTGAATTAGGAAAAAAAATCTGGACGACTGGCAAATCCGCTGATGCGTCAGAAATCGCGCAACAAATATCTCGTTTGTCCCCGCAAGAAAAACAATATGTTGCTCATGGGTGGATGGAAGAAGCTATCCAACGCACCAATGGTGATGTTCGTAAATTAAATGATTTGTTAAGCAACAAATACGCGAAACAGGCGGTTATCGATTCGTTGGGGCCAAATCATTACAACGAACTAGAACGGTTTGTGCGTACACGCACAGCAGCCGCGAACGCAATTGAATCCGCCTCTAAATTGGGGTTGGGTTCTGATTACAAAATGCGCAGTTTCTTTACAAACCTTGTTATCTCCGTTGCCTCTCAAAAGGCGGCTATCGCACGTCTCGCGTGGGCGTGGGCAAATGATCACATTGGGGAAAAAGCGGCTCGTAATCTTGCGGAAAAACTTTCTTCCAGCGACCCTCGAATTTTAAGTCAGGGTCTTGCTACGATTGAAAATAACACTGAAAACAAACGTTCTTTCGGGCAATTCTTGATTAATCACGCACCCGCTATTATGGGCGGATTAGCTGGCGGTCATGCTGATGGTGGGGCCGTACAAGGTTACGCATTTGGTGGCGCACCAAACAACATTCGTATCGCAAACAAGTCTGTCGTGATGCCAAAACCCGGTGATCCGGAGTTTGTTGGGCCGACTATGACAGCATCGTCATATGACCCGAACAAGTCGCATGTATTTGATAAATTGAACGTTATGCATCGCGATAACCCGATTTGGACACCCGATTTAGGGAATGTGTCGGCTCGTGGGTACGCTGTAGATAAATCAGGGCGTAGTATTATGCGTTCAACGGGGGGCAGAATCCCAGAGGCGGACAAACTTTTCAAGCAAGCGAAAAAATTCGTTGATTCTCATACGAAAAATCTTTTGAACGTGCATGATGATGACATCGTAAAAGCACTTCGCGTTGCCGCCAAAAGGGTGTAAAATGCACCGTCATTTTTGGGGTGCGTCATGGATCCATTAACTCTTCTTGCGGCAGCACAGGCTGCGTATGGTGCTATTCAGGCTGGTATTGCTGCGGGTAAAGAAATCCAAGGCATGGCGGCTGATTTGTCGGATCTATGGGGCAGTGTCGCGAAGCTTACGCACATTGCCGCTGATAAACCATCTACCAATGTTTTCTCCAAAAAGTCTGCGGAACAGATTGCTATGGAGAGTTACGCGGCTAAAGCGGAAGCGCAGGATCTCGCGATGAAAGCGAAAAACCTGTTTGTCGGTAGATTTGGACTTGCTGCATGGGATCAAGTGCAGAAGGAAGTCATCGAAATTCGCAAAGAGATTGAGCGTCAAAAGCACATTGAGGAGCGTGAGGCAGCGGCTCGTGCGGAGGAGATCCGCGAGGTTGCGGTCGTCGGCTTTATTGTTTTGGTATTGTTGGGTATAATGCTGCTGGTCGGGATTATACTTTCAGAAGGAAAAGTATAATGGATTTAGGCGTTTTTGGAAAGTTGATTGAAAATGTTGCACCAACGATTGCGACTGCTTTGCTTGGTCCTGTTGGCGGCATGGCCGTCAAAGCTTTATCCACCGCGCTCTTGGGGCATCCTGACGGATCAGAAGATGACATTAGAACTGCATTGGCAACTGCCACCCCAGACCAAATCGCAGCCATTAAAAAAATAGATGCGGATTTTAAGGTTCAGATGAAGAGTCTGGACATTGATCTTGTGCGGATCGCCGCATCTGATCGTGCGTCCGCTCGTGACATGGCGGTGGGGACTCATTCCCTCACACCGTCTATCATGTCCTACGTGATCGTCGTTTGTTGGGCGATTATCCAGTATTTTCTATTCACGCATGTCATCGAGGCCTCTATGCGGGAACTGATCGCTCGCGTGTTAGGGACACTTGATGGAGCGCTAATGCTCGTCCTCTCATTTTGGTTTGGGAGCAGTAACCCCCCTGTTGGAGAAAAGAAATGAACTTTGTTGGAGAAGCGAAACCCGCCACCGCGTACGACATAGAGGCCGCAGCAGCCTCAATAGGAGTGCCAGCAGCGGCTTTCAAGGCGGTTATGGCTGTAGAGTCCAGCGGGAAAGGTTTTGACGCTGACAACCGTCCTAAAGCGCTTTTTGAGCGCCATATTTTCTATCGTGAACTTCGTACGGAACCAGATCTCCAACAGAGGGCCATTGATGAAAAACTCGCGTATCCAAAATGGGGTCAACTCCCCTATCCGAAAGGTTCAGACGCTGTATACGAAGAGATTGAACGTGCGTGTAAGATTGACGAAGATGCGGCCCTCTGCTCCGTCTCGTGGGGTTTAGGCCAAATCATGGGGACTAATTTCCTCATGATAGGATGCCAGTCCGTTCAGGATATGGTGGAACAGGCGAAAGCATCGGAAGCGAATCAGTTGATGCATATGGCGCAGTTTATCAAAGCCGCCAAATTAGATGTTCCCCTCGCGAGGTTGGATTGGACCGCGTTCGCGAAGGGTTATAATGGGCCGGGATATGCAGCAAACAAGTACGATGAAAAACTTGCGGATCATTACAACTCGTACGCTTGACATTCCCGACGTTTCGTATAAGAAAGGGTCTTCCTCCCTAAAACTCAGGCGGACTTTGTTCCGCCTCTTTTTTTGGCTCCATCTTGATGCGGTATAGCGTCTTTGTCCGTTTCTTCAAGCGGCGATATGTCCCATCAACGTAACCCGCTTGCGTCTCCAGCCAATCCACGCTTTTCAACCGTTTGATGCATTCATAGATGGATGATTTGGGGAGAGACATCATTTCCCCCATCGTCTCCACATCCGACAGAAACGGTTCTAAACCGTAAGTATCAAGCAGGCGGAGAAGAAGGATCTGATCGCGAGGAGTGATTGACCTCGCCCAAATAATTTCCTGTATGAGGTTCATTTTTTCGGTTTCTCTTTTGATGCGGCATCCGCTTCGGTAAGGCTTTCTTTCAAAACAGGTTTCCCGAATTTAACCTTCTTTAAATGGTCAGGGCCAACTACGACACCATCGTAATCCAATGATACGCAGTGTGGATCTACATCGTTTAACCAATGCTGAATGGACATAAAGACACCGCCAGCAGGTCCGAATGTGCCACCATGCAGGCTGCTCGGGTGGACGCGGATAACATGCCCCTTGAAGGGTGCGCAGCCAAACGCGTCTGGTTCAAGGTTCTCAAATTTTTCCGTTGTCCAAGTGCCGTTGAGGGAGAAATTAATCTGCCCGCCTAAATAGAATTCGTAACTATCGACATTTGGGTGCGTATGTTCGGGGATCACATAGTTTGGGGGGACAATAAACATTTGCACTTGGAAGGGTTTTTTCCTGTACCAAGTGACGGAAATAACATCTTGTATGTTATGGACAGCGTTATGGAACGGAATCAACCCAAAGCGGGGGCTTTCGTTGATAAACCATTTCGCGAATTGTTCTAAAGGATCATACTCAATCATAATTTTACCCACCAATCTTCAGGGAGAGGGATTACATCGCGGCCCATCGTCGGGTTCGCCTGTACGCGGATCTTGTGGTTAGGGAACGTCCACATTTCCCCTGTACCGACAATTGCGCACACCCAAAACAGGTGGTGATCCTCCGTGTAATCAAGGACAAAGTGCGCGTTTGCTGGCCCTTTGGGGGTCAAAACGGGTATTGTTGGGTCTATTCGTTGTATCAACGCCATTACTGCTCCTTATACGCGTGAGATAACCATGTACGCAAACGCTAATGCCGCGCACATCCAGATAAATTCTTCCATTAGTGCGGATCTTTAGGTAACGGCATCCAATGGCTTGCATCCATGACCCGCGCCATGTTTGTCCCGTCGTTTAGGGTATACTCAAATAATTGAAAGAGGATGCGTTCGCGTTTGTCTGTAACGCCTGTCCAACTGCAAGCGTATTTACCGACCCCAATTCGTTGACTACAGCCCGCAAGGTCACCCTCCTGTGCGTAGAGGAGGATGACTTGGTCTTTGGGTGCGGTTTCTATTGGCCTCCATCCCGTAAGCTCATTTGTCGCAAGCTCTGATGCTTTAACGATGGATCCAAATCCAATTCCAGCTACAAGCGCTGATAAAAAATCACGTTTGTTCATTTTTTTACCTTATGGCTTTATCAAGAAGGTATTGGGTTGGATCCTTATGCCACTCTCCGCAAAGGTTAACGATCTTATCCCCGTTTGCATCAAGCGTATGGGACGTTGGATATGATGGATCTTCTTTCAACTTATCAATATCCGCAAAAGCCTTCAGTTCCCAATCTTCATATTTAATATTACCCCTCAATGGTGAATATTCTGCCCGTTGCATCGGTGTACGCATTGGCTTGCCGCCTTCACGGCTAAAACCAGAAAATACATCCGTTGGTAAAAGGTATAGGTTAGTATCGGGGTTTTTGTCCGTATACTCGTAACTAGTAATACTTGCTACATTGTCAAACCATGCAAAATTAGAAACAAAAGCTGCCCCCATTGGTTCCTGTATTTCCTTGACGAATGTTTCCCCATTCAGCCATACGCCACTGACATACGCAAACGGCTTTGAGAAGGCCTTCACGGGCATAAGAAGCCCGGGAGTTGTGATAACGAGTGGAGCCGCTATAAGCCCCTTAAGTAACGATCTGCGATTTATCATTTTGGTGGCTCCGGTAATGGCATCCAGCATTGAAAAGAAGACCAAGTAGGACCATTGATTATTTCACTATATTGACCAATCCACACATCGTTTTCATCATCAAAAAAAACAATTGATAGGGTATCACCATCGTAAATCAAAATATTTGTACCGTCTTTAGGCGCAATTTCTATTGGAAACCACATTACATCATTTCTCCCGCAGCACTACCGTGCCATCCATTTTACGCTTGAACTTCGAACCTTTACCGAACGGCATTGGTGTTTTGGAAACTTTAACCCCGATATGACGCGCCTCGCGCCGCTTCGCCTTTGCGATGTCAGCAACATCTTGGACAGTTTTGGTCTTATGACACTTGGTGTGTGCCGGCCTCCAATTATCTTCCGTATCATCACCACCCATAGCGAATGGTATAACGTGTTCAATTTCCCAAGCTTCCCCAACATTGATTTTGCCCCCGCAAATATGACACACCCCGTCGTGGGCCGCGAATAACGCGACCCTCTTTTTCACTGATATGGTTTTACGTTTCACCACGGTACATCATCATCCAATGTTGTTACAGTCGGCTGTACACGCGTACGTTCTTGTTCCGCCACAGCATTACTTCTCAACGGTACATACACTTCTCCAATCTTTCCGGAAAAAAATTGGTTACCGTTTTTGGATGTCTTTTCCCACATTGAGAAATTAAACTTTTGCCCATTCTTATTGATCGTCCCCGTCCAATGGGGTGACTTATCAGACTTGCGTTTGTTGTTTTTAAAGAGGACAAAGTCCCCATCTTTTTCTTCGTAACTCATGGCCTTCTCCATACGTCTTCGTAATTAATACCCATCATTTGTTCGACCTCCTTTATCAATTCGGCCTTGTTCATACCCAGTATCACTTCGGATATGATTAGATCCAAGGACGCATCGACAAACTTCTTAAATTCATCCTGTGCCATCGTTGAAAAATTAGTAGACTTCGCGACAAACCATACTTTGTCGTCATGGAAGCGAATCTCTTCCACATAT